TCAAAGCAATATTTTTAGCGGGTGGTCCAGGTTCTGGTAAATCATATGTTGCTGGAAAAGCAACAGGTGGTCTAGGAATGAAGGTTGTTAATTCAGATGATATTTATGAACTTAAATTAAAATCATCTGGATTAGGAATGGACTTTACTAAATTTGATGATAAAGATTTTGAGAGGTCACAAGTTATAAGAGATAGAGCAAAGAAACTTACAAAGATGAGAATGAGACAATGGGTTGATGGAAGACTTGGAATGATCATTGACGGTACTGGTAAAGATTATGATAAAATCAAAGCGGCCTCTGAAGGATTAAAAGGTCTTGGTTATGATACATTAATGATTTTTGTAAACACATCTCTTGATGTTGCATTACAAAGAAATCAAATGAGATCTAGAACATTACCAAATGATATTGTAAAATCAAGTTGGGAAGATGTTCAAAAAAATCTTGGAAAATTTCAAAGTTATTTTGGTAATAAAAATTTTATTATTGTTGATAATAATGATGCTAGTGAAGATGTTTTTAGAAAAGTTTTTGTTAAGGTTAGATCATTAGTACAAAAACCATTAGATAATCACATAGCAAAAAAGTGGATTGATAAAGAAAAAAAATTAAAAATCAGAGAAGAAAGTAATCCAAGAATACCTCGTAAAGCAGGACAACCAGCGGGTAGTAAAAAACACTCAGATTTATATACGGATGAAAATCCGAAAGGTACGATACATGGTTTAAAATTTGCCACACCTAATGATGCTAAATCAAGTGTATCAAAGATAAAGAATAGTGGAAAAAAACACGCACATAAAATTCAAGCCGCTATTGCTATGGAACAACGAGCAAAGGCAGCAGGTAAGGCAGGTGCCGCTTCTGTTTATCGTGCTTATATCAATAAGATGAAGAAAAAAACAAAAGAAATGAGAGAAGAAATTGAATTGAATGAATTTGATGCTCCGCAAATCTATTGTGATATGGATGGAGTAGTTGCTGACTTTCATGCATTTACTGGCAAGATTTTAGGAACAAAGTTTAAAGATGCATATTGGCAAGATTTACCTTCTGACACTTTTGCTAAGCTACCATTAATGCCAGATGCAAAAAGATTATGGAGTTTTATTGGAAAATATAAACCAATAATGTTGACTGCAATTCCAAGAGAAAGTAGAGGACCAATATCTAAGCAAGCAGCAGAGGATAAAACACAATGGATGAAATCAAATTTTAATTTAGATCCAAGTGATATGAGAGCAGTTTCTAGACAAGATAAACAACAGTTTGCTAAAGATGGTAGAGATGGAAGGCCCAATATTTTAATTGATGACCATGCAGGTAATATTAGAGAATTTAAATCTAAAGGTGGTATTGGTATTCATCACACAAGTGCTGTAAATACTATAAAACAATTAAAACAATTGGGATTTAAATAATGGCAGAAGAATCTTGGGAAGATTTTGATTTTGGATTTTCTGCAGTTGATGCTGATGAACTAGGTGAAATAGTTAGTCCATCAAAAACAGCAGAAGTGGTTGGTAAGGTTGAAGTACAAAGTAATCATGTTTTGGAAAGACTAGACACAATTCAAACTATGTTGACATTGGAGGTTGATGCTAGAAAAAAAGAATTAGAAGAAAAATATCAACAAGAAAATCAACAAGTTTTTAAAAATTTGGAAAAAATGATTATTCCACTACTTAAAAATTTGATGAAAAATCCAGAAAAAGAATACATCTATTGGCCAAATAGAACTGAAAAAATTCAAAAGCAAATAGATAAAATCCTTGAAATCACTAGAAGTACAAGGGACCAGTAATATAAATATATTACAACCCAAAAAGAAAGGTTTCAAAATGCCTATCAAAAAAACACACCACAAGAAGTATATCACTTCATCAAACTAAAAATAATAAATCAGGTAGGCTTATTAATAACCCACTACAAGAGGTAGAATGTTACGCATACTTATATCTTTAACAATATTTTTAACAGTTTTCACACAATCTATTAATAGTAATATTACAAATACTATTTGGATTCCACCAATGAAACTGACAGAACCAAAACCGATACTATCAATTAAAAAACATTTAGAAAATAATCTTATAGATGAAAAAGAGTTAGATTGTATGTCTAAAAATATATATTTTGAAGCAGCAATAGAATCCACTGCTGGTAAAATTGCTGTCGGTCAAGTGGTACTAAATAGAATCAATAGTAAGTATTATCCAGATACCGTTTGTGAAGTTGTCAAACAGGGTAGACATTATCCAAATGGATTTCCAGTAAGAGACAGATGCCAATTTTCATGGTACTGTGATGGAAAACATGATGTTCCTTATCCTGGACAACTATGGAAAAAGTCTCAAGATATTGCAAAATTTATGTTGACTTCAGGATATGAAGTTGATATAACAGATGGAGCACTTAACTATCATGCTGACTATATTCCTAATCCCAGATGGGCAAAGGAAACAAATAAAACAGTAAAAATAGATAGACATATTTTTTACGCACAAAAGGATATTTAATGGCCAATGTTCCAATTCGTAATCTAGATGCAGTAACTGCTGCAGAAGTTGCGACTTCTGATGAATTAGTTATAAATGATGTATCTGATAACAATAATGTTAAAAAAATTACTGTAGGAAATTTATTAACTCTTGCTGATTCTGCTAGTGGAGCATATTCTTTTGATGTTTCTGCTGATGGTGGTACACCAGAATCTATAAGTAATAATTCAACATTAATCGTTAAAAAAGCAGATGATACAATTTTTACACAAGTATCTTCACCTGACACATTAACAATAAAAGCAAATACATCAACAATTGCAACAGTCGCTCATGTAGCATCGAGAACAGTTAATGATCTTAATGATACAACTATTACTTCAATAGCAGATAATGACATTTTAGCATATGATTCTGGATCAAGTAAGTGGACAAATCAATCAGCAGCAGAAGCTGGAATTACACCTGTTGCTGGTTCAACATCTTTAATTACATTAGGAACAGTAACAACAGGTGTATGGAATGGAACACCAATTGCAACACAATATGGTGGAACAGGACAAGATTTTAGTTCAAGTTCTGGATCACATACAGGAGTATTAGTTCTTAATAATGGAGTAGCATCATTAGCAAAACCAACTGGTGGATCTATTACTTCAGTTTTTGATGAAGATGATATGGCAAGTAATTCAGCAGTTGGATTAGTAACACAACAATCAGTTAAAGCATTTGTTGAAGCACAAGTTTCACAAACTTTTGTTGTTACAGTAGCAGATGATGGTGGTGGATCACAAAATGTTTATGTACTTGATGGAACAAAAATTAAAACAAATACTCATGTTAGAAAAGTTTTGCATTTTCAAAAAGGTGTAAAATATAGATTTGATGTTAGTCATACAACAAATATCAATCATCCATTAAGATTATCAGTAACAAGAGATGGTACACATAATAGTGGAACTGCATTAACAGATGGTGTGGAAATTATAGGAACACCAGGAAATGCAGGTGCTTTTATTAATTACACTCCACCACAAGATTCACCAGATATAGTATACATTTACTGTATGAATCATGCAGGTATGGGTGGTACGGGTGGTTCTGGATCTGAAGATCAGAGAACTCCTATTCATACAACTGACAAAGAAGGTTGGTTTGATATTGGTGGTAATAGAACTGCGAGTAAAGGTGATAGAATGTTTTTAGACACAAGTACGGTTGCTATTACTATTACTTTACCAGCAAATCCAACTATGGGAGATGAAGTTTGGTTAGTTGATGCTTCAGGTGATGCAAATTCAAATAATATAACAGTAAATCCAAATGGTGCAAAAGTTGATGGTTCATCTGGTAATGTTACTTTAAACACAAATAGAGTATCTAAAAGATATGCTTTCTATAATGCTACTGAAGGTTGGATTTCTCTATAATATAAATAATTAAAAGGAATAAATTTATGGAAGCAATTAGTTTAAAAGGTACTGCTGATAATGGTGGATCAGCCACAACACTCAGTAAAGCTACATTAGTTTATTGTAGTGCAGTTGGTTCAGTAGCAACAATTACATTAGATGGTTCAGTTACGAATGGATCTGGAAATAGTGGAACTTTAAAGTTACCAGCTGGACAAGTAGTTTTGATCAGAAAAGGTCCAAATGATACAATTGCAGCAAGTGGAGGAACACCATCATTAACTGCGGTATCATACAATAGTAATTCTATGGGAACCTACGAAACATAATTAAAACCTATGACAAAACATTGGACAAAAATAGAACCAATATTTCTTTCTGCCGTATTAATGTTGGTAGGATGGATATGTTTTGAAACAGTAAACCATAAAACAGATATAGCAGTAGTCAAAGAAAAAGTTAATACAATACAACAAGACATATCAGAAATTAAAACTGATATACATAAAATGGCTACTGCTGCGATTGAAGACAATACAGAAAGTATTGCACAAAAAAATTAATGCCCTCTGAAAATTATCTTGGTAATCCAAATTTAAAAAATTCTAATGTACAAATAGAGTTTACACCCGAACAAGTAAGAGAATTACTCAAGTGTTCAACTGATCCAAAATACTTTATTGAAAATTATGTACAAATTGTTCACGTAGATCATGGTCTAGTTCCTTTCAAACTATATGAATATCAAGAAAGGATGATTGAAACTTTCCATAACAATAGATTTGTAATTTCAAAACTTCCTAGACAATCTGGCAAATCTACTACAATCATATCTTATTTACTACACTTTATACTATTCAATGAAAGTGTGCAAGTTGGTATTCTAGCAAACAAAGGTTCACTAGCTAGAGAATTGTTGAGTAGACTACAAATGTCATTTGAACATTTACCTAATTGGTTGCAACAAGGTATATCAGTTTGGAACAAAGGTAATATTGAATTAGAAAATGGAAGTAAAGTAATGGCGGCAGCAACATCATCATCTGCTGTTAGAGGATCTTCATTCAATGTAATTTTTCTTGATGAGTTTGCACACGTTGATCCACCATCTTTAGCAGAAGAATTTTTTGACTCTGTATATCCTACTATTTCATCTGGTCAATCTACAAAAGTTTTTATTGTATCAACTCCTAATGGAATGAATAAGTTTTATAAGATGTGGATTGATGCAGAAGAAAAAAGAAATACATATATTCCTTTTGCTATTAATTGGGATGATGTTCCTGGCAGAGATGAAGAATGGAAAAGACAAACTATTGAGAACACAAGTGAAAGACAGTGGAGACAAGAATTTGAGTGTGAATTTTTAGGATCTACAAATACTCTTATTGATCCTAATAAATTAAGAAACATGCCGTTCAGAAAACCTATAAGAACACAAGAAGAATTAGATATTTTTGAAGAACCACAAAAAGGAAAAATATATTGTACAGTAGTTGATACTGCATCAGGAGTAGGACAAGATTATTCAGCATTTATAATTATTGACGTATCTCAAGTTCCATACAAAGTTGTAGCAAAATACAGAAATAATGAAATTTCACCG